AAAATCATTGAGCAGATGGACGCTATTGCCGTACCTGAACAAGCTTGGAAAGCGCTTTGGGACAGATGCCAAGACGGCGACATACAAGCCATCAAATGCTGGCTTAACTACCGATTTGGAATGCCTAAGCAAGTCGTTGACGTTACAACTTTAGGTGAAAAGGTAACACCACCAATTGAATGGATAAAATCCAAATAATTGATAAATACGAACCTTTATTTTTAGAGGTACCTAAAACACGTTATTACCTTATAACTGGCGGTCGAGGTAGCGGTAAGTCGTGGACATTGTCTATGTTTCTGTTAAACCTTACTTACCAAGAAGGTCACGTCATTTTGTTTACTCGTTGGACTTTAACCTCTGCGTTTATTTCGATTATCCCTGAATTTATCGATAAGATTGAGTTAATGAATAAGTCAGACGACTTTGAAATAACCCAAAGCGAAATCATAAACAAGGCGACAGGCTCAAAGATTTTATTCCGAGGCATAAAAACCAGCCAAGGCACCGCAACGGCTAATCTCAAGTCAATTGCTGGCGTTACAACTTGGGTAATGGACGAAGCGGAGGAGTTGGTTGATGAGGATATTTTTGACCGCATTGACTTATCTGTGCGTGCAGTAAACAAACCCAACAGAGTTTTGCTTATAATGAACCCAGCAACCAAAGAGCATTGGGTATATAAGCGTTTTTTTGAGGATTACATGGTAAACTCAGGCTTTACAGGCACCAAAAATGATTGCACCTACATACATACCACCTATTTAGACAATATTATTAACCTAAATACTACTGTTGTCGCACGATTTGAGGCAATGAAGCAGCGGAACCCGACTAAGTTTAACCACATTGTAATGGGAAATTGGATGGACAAGGCAGAGGGAGCCATATTTGAGAACTGGAAAATTTCTGATTTTGACACCTCTTTACCTTTTGGCTTTGGAATGGACTTTGGTTTTAGCATTGACCCTACTACATTAATAAAAGTTGCCGTTGATGAGGACAAAGGATTGATTTATTGCCAAGAATGCTTTGCAGAAACTGGATTGACAACAACCGACATATCAAAAAAAATTGGTAAATACTGCCAGCCTAACGACATGATTGTTGCAGACTCAGCAGAGCCTCGACTGATTAATGAAATTTACAATTTTGGCTTTAACATTATTCCTTGTACAAAGGGACCTGATTCGGTTAGGTACGGAATTAAGAAAATGCAAGACTACCAAATTGTGGTATCTCAAGAATCAAAGACAATCATTAAAGAATTAAACAATTACGTATGGAATGACAAGCGTTCGGATACCCCAGTTGACGATTTTAACCACACAATTGACGCAATCCGTTACGCATTTGATAAGTTGTCTGTTTCTAAATTTTGGCACGTTTAGGATATGGCATCATTTTTTTATTTTATTACCCTATTTTTACAAAAAAAGCAAACGGAATGAATTACATAGATAGAATTAAAGCCGCACTGGGTTTTAACCAAAAAGATTCTACTTACCTAAATGCAGTTTTTCCTTATTTGGGCAACAACGTCATTTGGACCGCACCAACTACGCAAAACTTTATCGAAAAAGGTCTTTATCTAAACTCTGACCTTTATGCCATTATCAACCTAATCATCAACAAAGTAAGTGCTGCTCCAATTGTAGTATACGAGGTAAAAGACCAAAAGGCTTTGAAGTACTACAAATCAATGAGCCGAAACTTTGACAACTCAGGCGCTAAATTTCAAGCCGAAAGACTTAAAACAAAGGCTTTGGAAGAAATTAGCGTTCCTGAACTTGATAAGCTATTTAAAAAGCCAAACGAGTTTCAAACTTGGGACAACCTTTTAAAAGAAATTGCCGCATTCCGTTTAATAACTGGCAACGCATACATCTACGGCGCTAGACGTGGGGAGCAACCTAATGCTCCAATCATTGGCTTATATTCTTTGCCTGCGCAGTATATGGAAATCATAAGCGGAGGTTTAAACCAGCCAATTAAAGAATACCGATTGACTTACAACGGATACGATAGCATTGACGCTGCGAACGTTGGTCATATTAAAAACATAAATCTAAGCTACCAAGCTGGAACTGCTAACCATCTTTACGGCGCATCTCCTTTGCGTTCGGCAGTTCGTGACCTTACCACCTCAAACGATGGCAAACAAGCGCTTTTGTCTATGCTTCAAAACATGGGTGCAAGAGGTATCCTTACTGGAGACGGTACTGTTAACATTACACGAGAGCAAGCACAAGGACTAAAGGAGGATTACGCCCACAACTACCAAGGCGCAACTAAAGCTGGTGATGTTATCATTACTCCAGCCAAGTTAAGCTGGGTTCAAATGGGAATGAATGCGGTGGATATGTCAATACTTGATACTCAAAAAGTAATTTTACGTTCACTATGCCGAGTTTACGGCGTGGATGCTAAATTGCTAGGTGATACCGAGGCAAGCACGTTTAACAATACAGAAACGGCTTATAAAGCGCTAATTAATAACGTTGTCAGACCTTTGCACATTGAAATCCGAGACGTGCTTAACAACTGGCTTTTGGCATCTTATGGTAATAAGAATCTTTTCTTAGATTTTGATTACATGGCTTATCCTGAAATGCAAGACGACATGGATAAGCTTGTTGGTCAATTGTCTCAAGCTTGGTGGTTAACTCCAAACGAAAAACGTGCAGCCATGAACTACGGCGAGTACGAAAATACTTTGATGGAGCAGCCATTTATTCCGCAAGGCTTAATGACCTTGTCGGAGTTTTCTGCACAACCAGTTGACGACCTAGAAAATTTGGGAGACTATGCCCAAACCAACTAAAAAAGACCTAGCGCTTGCAAAGCAATTGGACGCATTGCAAAGACGTTACGAGGTTAGATACGAGAAGCAAATTTATACGGCTTTAAAAAAGCAAATGCAGCCTTATTTGGATGCTATTAAACAGGCGGATGGAAATATTAACCGCTTTGATTTAATAACTCCAGCGCCTTTGGCTGACGTATTGGAAAACCTCTTTGTTGTTGCTGGGACTGCTTACGCTGAGGCAATGTATAACGCAATCCAGCCACCAAGTAAAACAACCAAAGAAGCTTTGCGAGCAGGATGGCGAGACTTTATGCGTTTGTTTGCAGTTAGAAACTTGCCGCAAACCCTAATACAAATCAACGAAACCAGCCAAAAGATAATCCGCAACATTGTTTTAGGTGGATTAAATGAAGGTCTTGGCACGCTTGAGATTGCTAGAAACATTCAAGAGTCAGTAACGGTCATATTTAGAAACCGAGCCAAGCTAATTGCTAGGACAGAAATGGCGATAGCTACCAACAACGCAGCAATGCAGTCGGCAACGACCTCTGATTTTATGTATGAAAAGAAATGGATTCCAGCGACAGACAACAGAACAAGACCTGACCACGCTGCAATGCTCAACAAGCCTTGGATTCCATTTGACCAAAACTTTATTGTAGGCGGTGACGAAATGAGACAACCAGCAGACGGAACGCAAGGCGCTGGCGCTGACCAAATATGTAATTGCAGATGCAAGGTTGTGTTTAGAATAATGCGAGACGTTGACGGATTACCTATGCGAAAATGATTGCTCACGTTATTAACCTTGACCACCGCAAAGACAAATGGCGTGCGTCAATGCAAGAATTATCACCGCATTTTAACCTTGAAAGAGTAAGCGCAATTCAGCACGAATGGGGATGGCTTGGATTGTGGCAAACTTTTAAGCAGATATTTCAAGAATGCGAAAGCGACGTTTTAATATTTGAGGACGACGCTACTTACCGAGGTTGGGCGACTAATTTAGAGGAGTCAATTAAAGACCTGCCAGCTGACTGGGATATGTTAATGCTTGGCGCCAATATAAAAGATTTAAGGCTTGACAGAATAAGCAAGAGATTAGTTCGCACTTATGGCTCTTGGACAACGCATGGAATACTTTATTCTTATAGATTTGCAAAGGAAATGGCAGAATTAGATTTGGATATACCAATTGACGAATATTTTAGGACAGAAGTCCACCCACGTGGCAACTCTTATATTTGCATGCCATTTTTATCTTTTCAGCGACCAAGTGAAAGTGATATTGAGAAAGGGTATAAAAATTATACAAGTCTATTCGAGGAAAGCGAAGCAAGAGCCTTGCATTTTGTCAATCAATAAATTTATTGGTTTGCATTTTTTTTTAACCCTTTTATTTTTACAAAAAAAGCGACAATGATTTACAAGAATATAAGCCAAGGAATAATCGAAGATATTGACGAGGTAAAAGGAATCGTTACTGGTTACTTTTCTGCGTTTAACAACATTGATTCAGACGGCGACGTTATTGTTTCAGGCTCTTATAAGAAAACAATTGCTGAGAATGGACCGCAGGGACGCAATAGAATTATGCACCTACTCCAGCACAATCCTTTGATGCCATTGGCAAAGCCTATGGAATTAATGGAGGACGCAAAAGGGTTGCGTTTTACCTCTAAGATTACCGAAACAAGCTACGGCAAAGACGTGATAAAGCTTTATGCCGAGGGCGTATTTAACGAGCATTCTGTTGGCTTTGAAATTATTAAAGCAGACAACAAGGCTGGTTACCGAGAAATCAGAGAGATTAAACTTTGGGAAGGTTCAACAGTTACTTGGGGAGCCAATCCAAACACACCAATTGAGTCAATGAAAAGCTGGGATAAGCCAAAAAGCGAGGAGATGATTGCTAAGTTTTGCAACATTTTGCGTAATGGTGACCTTACCGACGAGTCAATGATTCAGCTTGAAATTGGATTAAAACAAATTGAAAATCACCTAAAGGTATTGGAGTCAGTCCAAATTGTAGAATCCGAGGAAACTCAATTCAAAAGCGAAGAGGACCCGACAATTGCAATGGCTTTGGAATTTGAATACTATCAGAAACTTAAAAAATTTATTTAAAACACAATGGACGCAATTAAATCACAATTGGATTCAGTACTTGCGAAATTGGAGTCAAACGAAGCTTTGATTTCAGACGTAAAGTCAATGAAAGAAGCTGGTGAGGAGTTCAGAAAGTCACTTTCTGCCGAAACCGCTAAGTTAAACGAGAAAGCTGATGCTCTTCAGGCTCAGCTTGACGGAGTAGATGCAAGAACTCAGGCTGGCTTTGCTGGTTCTAAGAAGGCTGCGTCTTTCTCTTCTGAGTTGGAAAAAGCTTTTGCTGGCGATTCTTTTGCTAACTACAAGAGCGGAAACTCCAACAAAGTAAAGATGGAGTTGGACATGAAAGGTGCCGACATGACAGTTGGAAACGCTTATACTGGCGAAGTTATCCCAGCGGACAGAGTTCCTGATTTGAAGTTTGACCCTAACAGACGTATTCACGTTCGTTCCCTTATCCCTACTGGACAGACTAGCTCTAACCTTATCCGTTTCGTACGTGAAAGCGCTTACGACAACGCTGCTGCACCAACTGCACAAGGTTCTGCAAAGCCTCAGTCTGATTTCGATTTGACTGCGGTTGACCGTTCTGTAAGAACAATCCCAACCTTTATGAGATTGACCAAAGAAATGTTGGACGATACTCCTGGTTTGATTGCTTACCTTTCTAGCCGTGCGCCTAGCAAATTGTTGAACGTAGAAGATACTCAAATCCTTTACGGAAGCGGTAGCGGTCAAAACTTGCATGGTGTTGCAACTGATGGCTCTGCTTGGACTACTGTTAAATTTGGTACGCTAATCAACAGATTTGACGTTCTTGCTGCTGCGGTTGTTCAAACTACCAAAGACGAATATTCTCCAAACGCAATCCTTATCAACCCAAGCGATTACCTGCAATTGGTATCTGTTAAGGAAACAACTGGAGCATACGCACTACCTAGCTACGTTTCAATGGCTGGCGGACAAATGTTCATCTTGGGAGTTCCTGTTTATAGCATCAATGCCGTAACTGCTGGCGATTTCTTCGTTGGTGACTGGGCGCTTGGTTCTCAGTTGTTCGTTCGTCAGGGCGTAACTCTTGAGTTCTTCGAGCAGGATGCTGACAACGTTACTAAGAACTTTGTAACTGTACGAGTTGAGGAGAGAATTGCATTTGCAGTTTATAACTCTAAAGCTTTGGTATACGGAAACTTTGCAGCTGCTTTGGCTAACGGTTCCGCAGTATAAGTAATAGGTGTTTAGTTTGATTAAGACCCCGACAAAAGCGTCGGGGTTTTTTTTATTTATCTAGAAATCAATACCTTTAATCGAAATCAACCATTAAAGGAATGAATATTGTTTTCTTTGTACACGCTTGGGCAGGCACGCACAACTCAGGAGCCGAGTGGACGGTTCAACACTATGCTAAATATTTGCACCAAAAAGGCTGCAATATTCAAGTTATTTTACCCGAAAGTCAGATTTACCCTGACGGCGAAAAGTTTAGCTTTATTAAGTTTATAACTGGGTATTATTCAAACGACTTTTTTTTAGCCTTGCAAACTGCAAGCGTTGTATTTACTCACCTTGACAATACAGGCGTTGCAATAAATTGGTGCATGAAGTACAAAAAGCAACTAATTTTTTTAAGCCACAACGATTCAGATTATAGAAACGTCAGATTTAAATCGCAAAACATTCACGTAGTTTACAACAATAAAGCAAACGAAAAGAACCTACAAAACGGCGCTTATCCAAATGCCTCTATTGTTTGCAAACCTCCAATCTTTCCCGATGACGTAAAGTACAACCGCAAGCACGGACAATACATTACGCTAATTAACTGCAACGAAAATAAAGGCGGTCAGATATTAATTGAACTAGCTAAGCGATTGCCAAAGCGCAAATTTTTGGGCGTGCTTGGCAGCTATGGCGAGCAAATCATTGATGATACGCTGAAGAATTTAAAGTATGTGGCGCAAACTCCTGACGTGCATTTGATTTATGGCAAAACAAATATTGTTCTCGTTCCATCATTTTACGAATCTTATGGACGTGTAGGATTAGAGGCTGCCATAAATCGGCTGCCAGTTATTTGCACGCCTACGGATGGATTAAAAGAATGCCTTGGACCAGCTGGATTATATTTTGAACGTGATGACCTTGACGGAATGGCTGCAAAGATTGAGGAGTTGATGAGCGACGAAATACTTTACGACTTTCACCAAAATATAATGCGAAACCTTGCCGATGAGCGGTTGAAATACCAAGACCAAGAGTTGGAAAGATTCTTTAATTTTATCGTTGACAAAGCAAAGAAACCATACAATGAGTGATTTATTATACACACCAAGCAACTCCTCATTTACTGGGTATTCCATCCAGTTTGCAGACGTTGCGCCAGTTACCGAACCAGTTACATTGGCAGAGGCAAAAGAATACGCAAGAATTGACGGCAGCGTTGAGGACACCTTAATTACTAGCCTTATAAAAATGGCTCGTTTGCAATGCGAGGCTTTTATGGGTAAAGCAATTATCCGCAAAACTGTTACAATTGATTCTTTTGGTTTCCCGTATCAATGGCAGTTGCCTTATGGTCCTCTTGTTTCTGCAAGTGACGTTACTAAAGTGGTAACTATTGACCAAAACAATGTCGAAACTCCTTTAAATTACCAGCTAAACATTGGTTTGTTTCCAAAGATTGCAATTACTAGCGGTTACCAATCTTTTAAATTTAAAATGGTTTACACGGCTGGATTTACAAGCGTTCCTGAGGACATAAAGCTTGCAATTAAAATGTTGGTTAATACTATGTACGAGAGACGTGAGGACATTATTGTTGGAACAATTGTGGCAGAGACACCTTTGGGAGTAAAAGCATTGTTGATGCCTTACAAGACTTACAACTGGTTTGGTGCATGAGGACTAACAACGAACTTAAAGCTGGCGATTTACGAGAGCGCATACAATTTCTAAACCCAACGCTATTTGCGGATGGCTTTGGAGGTTACTATTCCTCAATGGGCGTCACTTATACGTGCTGGGCAAAGGTTACTAACCTAAATGGAACTCGACAGAATAGCGAGGACCAAATGGTAATAAAAAATACTTGGGAAATAATTATCCGAGACAATCCTTTGGTTACAATTACAAAGTCAATGCACATTGTTTACGATAACAGAACGCTTATTATTGATAACATAATTGACGTGAACGAATACGACAGAATGATTAAGCTAATTGCTAAAGAGCGAGATTAATGGTAAGCATCAACTTTGACAAAAAAAGCCTTAACGCCTTTTATAAGTATTTAAAAGATTTAGAGGGCGATGTTGCTGACTACGTGCGAGCAGAGGTAGAGGATGCCATGCTTTCTATTGAGTCAGAAGCGGTTTCAAATGTCAAGGTACAGAGCGGAGCGCTAAAACAAAGCATTCAGTCAACGCCAATTAAAGTAAGTAAAAACCAAATTACTGGAGGTGTTGAGGTTGGCGCACATTACGCACCTTATGTTGAATTTGGAACAGGAACAAGCGTAAAAATTCCAACTGAATTAGTTCAGTTTGCAAGTGAATTTATAGGCGATGGAATTAGAGAGGTAAACTTACCAGCAAGACCTTTCTTTTACCCTGAAGTTTTTAAGCAAAGAACCGAGTTGCCAAAAAATATTGAGCGGACTTTAACAACATTATTGAAAAAGAGACAATGAGAAATATTAAAAAGTTTGTACGCAAGGCTTATTGGTCAGCTTTAAACGGAACCATTACTTACAAAGGTGCGCCAGTTCTTTGCTACGATACGTTTGCGCCTGACGATGCCAATTTCCCTTACATTCTTATCACGAATCAGACCCAAGAGGACGACAAAGACAACCAAGAATATAACTACATCACAACAATTACTTTGGACGTTGTAACGGCTGGGATTGCTCCATACGGACGCTTTGATGCGGACACAATAGCCGACTCAATTTTGCAGATTGTTTGCCTTTATCCCGAAAATTATTTACTGCTTGAGGTTGGCAAGATTGTAACGGCTAAACTTGTTCAACAGACTAGCCTTTCAAGCATTACCGACACAAATATTGTGCATCGGGAAATTATGACTATTGAAAACTGGATTGATGGGTAAGGTTAATGGCTCCGCTTTATTTGTTTCGGTTGGTTTAGCTAGAATTGCCAAATCAACTGCTTACAATTTGTCTGCTGAAATGAGTCAGCTAGACACGACAAGCAACGAGTCAGGTTACTTTGCAGACCATATTTCAAAGCTTGGGTCTTGGTCTTTATCAAGCGACTCTCTTTTTATTCAAGAAGGTTATTCTTATGGCGACCTTTACACCGCTTATATTAATCGTGAGCGAGTTTATTTGTCAGCTGGGCAAGAAGATAGTTTAACCTTTATTGGATTAGCAACTATTGAGTCAATAAGCCAGTCGGCGCCAATGGAAGAGGCTGCAAGCATTTCGGTAAGTTTTAAAGGTGTTGGCGGACTTTATCCAACCATTTTACCAGCGGAAAGATTTATTGTTGACGAATTATTTGAGATTATTATTGACCAAGACGGCAACTTTTTGGTTTATACTTAAAATTTATTGTCTTGCATTTTTTGCAAGTCCTTTTATTTTTAAAAAAAAAATCGAATTAACCTCATAAAAATATGGCTACTACTGGCAAATTTAACGGCACGCTTCTTAACGTTTACCTTGACAACGTTATGATTGGTTGCGCTACCTCTTCTGAACTTTCTGTAAACGTTGACCTTGCAGATGCAACTTGCAAAGACGATGGCGGATGGGCGGACCATATCGCTGGCTTGCGTGATTGGTCTATTTCAACTGACGGATTGGTTGCATTTGATGACACAAACAACGTTGGTGACATTTATACCCTACTAAGCGGACGTACTGTTGTGGCTCTTAAGTTCACTACAAACGTTGCTGGAGACCTTGTATTTTACGGAAACGCATCTGTTGCCTCAATCTCTGTAAGTGCAGAAATGGAAGCGGCAGTAACCTATTCAGTAGAATTTACTGGCAAAGGTCCTTTACTAAAGGCGACCGTAGTACCAGCATCAACTTAATTAGTATTATCTTTCGCCTATGAATCACACAGGCAGAACAATAATCACAATTAATGGCAGCACCTATACCGTTAAATTTGGTATGGGTGCTTTGTTGCATTTTAGCGAAGGTCTTGGCTACGACGTCCAAGAAACAATCGAGGCGCTAACCCATACAGGAGTTGGTCAAATTAAAGCAATCGCTAAGTTTATTTATGCGGCTTTGTATGTCGATGCTCTTTACCACGACAAAGAATTTTCTTTGGAACTTGTTGATATTATTGATTGGGTAGACACAAATCCAACAGATGAAATTGGCAAGGTTGTGGTGGTTATTATGCAGGGCATTAGCGCAATTACAAAAGTGGATTATCCAAGTGGAGACGCTGGAGAGTCAAAAAAAAAATAACATTTAGAGACGTTTGCCATTACGCCATTGGGGAGTTGGGTATTGCACCTGACTCCTTTTATTTTATGTCTTTTGCCGAGTATCAGTCGATTGCCTACGGCTACCAAATGCGGCAAAGCAAAGAGGAGAATTTATTTAGGACCCTTTGGGTGCAAATGAATAACGTAAACGTTAGCAAGAAATCCGACTTGATTAGGAAGCCTGATAAGTACTGGAAAATTCCATTGTTAGACGCCAAGCCAATTGTGATTCCGACTGAAGAAGAGAAGCAGAGAGCGTACCAAATTGGACTACAATGGCAAAACCTTAAATTTGAAGAAGAAGCCAATTTTGATACGATAACCAAGACCATAAAATGAGCGCAAAATTAAATGTTGACATTGTCGCCCAGTTAAAAGAATTTAACAAGGCAATGGCTGACCTAAAGTCAGAGGTCAACTCAGTTAATTCGTCAATTGACAAATCAAATAAGCAAACGATTCAGTCAACAAAAAAAATGTCTTCTACCTTTTCCGAGGTTGGAGCAACATTGGCTGGCGTTTTTGCGGTTGACCAATTAATAAATTTTGGCAAAGCGATTCTTAATACTACTGTTGAGTTTCAAAAGATGGAGGCGGTACTTACTACCGCTTTAGGAAGTAACTCAGCTGCAAAAGCAGCAATGGACCAAATCGTTGACTTTGCTGCAAAAACTCCTTTTCAAGTAAATGAATTAACAGACTCATTTGTAAAATTAGCCAACAGAGGATTTGTTCCAACGATGGAGCAAATGCGTAAAATGGGTGACTTAGCCTCTTCAGTTGGCAAATCTTTTGACCAATTAACAGAGGCAATACTTGATGCACAAACTGGCGAATTTGAAAGATTAAAGGAGTTTGGAGTCAAGGCTTCGGCTCAAGGTGATGTTGTACAATTTACCTTTAAAGGAATAACTACTGAGGTTCAAAAGTCTGACAAGGCTATCCAAGAATATATTTTGAGCCTTGGAAACCTTGAAGGTGTTTCGGGTTCAATGGAGGCTATTGCAGCAACTACTGGCGGCGCCATTTCAAACTTAGAAGATAACATCACCCAACTATTTAAAAACATTGGTGACTCATCTAGTGGCTTTATTAATTGGTTTGTAAAAGACCTTAACAACGTGATTTCTTCCCTAAGAAATTTGGGAGAAATTATTGAGTTAATGAATCCATTTAAAACTATTGCAGAATCCAGCGACGAAGCAAGAACTTATTTATTAAAAGTAAACGATTCGACAGACGATTTAACAAGAACTGTTAAGGATGCTGCTGCTGAGTTCGATAGTCTTAGCCTTTCTACTTTGATAAGTGGAGAAAGCCAAACCAAATTCCTTAACGAAATGATTCGTTTGGGTCATACGCTTGAGGATTCAAAAGCGCTTTATCAAACGTATGTAAAAATAAGAAAGGAGCAAGCAGCTTCAGAAGATTTGCTTGCAACTGCAACGGCAACAACAACAACAAAAACAAAAGAAAATACTGAGGAAACTAAAAAACAAGCTGAAGCAAGAAAAAAGGCTCACGAGGAAAGGATTAAGCAGCTTCGAAAGGAATCTGAGGAATATGAAAAGCACGTAAAATCAACTTATCAACTAGCTGACAGAGACCCATTTGGTCAAAGAAATTTAGACCCAAATAGAAATGCTGATGCTGAGCGCCAAAAGATAATGGAGAACGCTGGGCAAAGAATTTTGGCTTTAAATAAGCAGATTGGCGCATCAATGCAGGGCATTATTATTCCTGAGGATGCAATTATAAGAATGAATGCGGCTAAGGATGCACAAACGCAGATGGCTTATGAAACTGCTTTAGTTGCTCAAAATATGAATGCTGCTTTATTTGTTGGCGATATGTTTGCACAAACAATTAGTCAGCTAGGTGAAGGGGGTAAAGCTATATTTCAAGGCATAATGGACTCTTTAAAGGCTTTAATTATTCGATTTGTTGCAGCTATTGCAGCGGCAGTAACATTAAACATTTTAACAGGTGGATTATTAGTTTCTAAAGGATTAGAAGCTGGAGCCAAGACTGGTTTTGGAGCATTGTTAAAAGGTGGTTCAATGGCTGGAATTGGCGGATTAAAACCATTTGCAAACGGTGGTATTGTTTCAGGTCCTACTGCTGCTCTTGTTGGCGAATATACTGGCGCAAGAACAAATCCCGAAGTAATTGCACCATTGAGCAAATTGCAAAATATGATGGGCGGAAATGTTACCTTTACAATTAGCGGCGACAACCTAGTTGGCACATTAAACAGAGCGCATAAAACAAGACAACGCAAATTTTAACCAATGGCATACGGCTTAAAATATACGATTCCATTTAAGGACGTAGACAACAACACAAATCTTGTAAGCATTTACCAAGACGGATTTGTTGGCTCATCAACTGAGTTAATCGCTACGGATGCGCCAGCGGTACACACATACGAGCGAGAGGATAACGAGGATATTCTTTCGCCAATTATGTCAAGCACTTTGACGATTAGCTTTTACTCGACAGAAAACACAGACTTTAGAAATTTCTTTAGCTATTCTGACCGAGAGTTTTACGTTGTACACGAGTTTGCTGGAAATGTTGTATTTAAAGGCTATCTATTAAATGACATTGTTGGCGAGCCATTCCAAGACCCACCTTACCCAGTTGTCTTGACTGCAACAGATGCGCTTGCGCAACTTAAAGAAGTCGCTTTGACTGGTCCAAGCGTTGATACCGATTTGGGAACTTTGGTTTTTCAGCAGTTGAATAGCCTTGGTCTTGCAATGGATTTTGAAATCTGTAACGACCTTTATGAAGGTTTGGTAATGGACAACACAAAGTCCATTTTTAGCCAAGACAACGACGAGAATTTGCTTGTACAAGCTGGCACATTTGATGCTTTGGGTTTAAACGCCTTTGAGTTTTTAGAAGAGGTTTGCAGGACATTTGGTTGGGTATTATTTCAATCAAATGAAAAGTGGATTATTCAGCGACCAATTGCAAGAAATATTTCTAGCACAGTAATTTACCTTTACGATTTCTTTACTGGCGAACTGACATCATCAACTAATAACCCAATGACGTTAGAGACAGTTGCAGACCAAACTGGAGTTAATACAGATTGGGTGCCAGTAGAAGCCGACCAGCTTTTGCAGTATCAAAGACCAATTAAAAAGCTTACAGTTACTCAAGGCGATTTGGGTCAATCAATAATTGCAAATGGCGAGCAATTAAACGAAGCTAGTTGGTATTTAGAGGGTCCTTACAAACCAGTTGATTGGACTGTAACTCCTGACCCTGATACGCCTATTATTCAAGTTTTCCCAAATAATATTCCGTCTCAGACTGGTTACGATGACGAGCAAGGTGTTTCTTGGGACATTCGTTTTATGCCAAACGGCGAAGAGACAGACCAGCCAATAACATCAAAGCCAGTATTCTTGGACTTTGCTGGGTTAAGCCTAGACTTGGAGGTTGACATAAATTATTTGACTGCTGCAAGTGGATTGGCTATTGCGGTTAAGCACGTAGATTCTAGCAACACGACGAGGTATTTAAGTACAACAATTGTTGGCAGTTTGACGCTACTTGATTGGAGTGAGACTTATTATACGTTTGTCTATTATTCTACAAAGGACGATGACCAGCGCAAGTTTAAACTTACAAGCTTTGTATTGCCAACGGCTGGATTTCTATCAATCGAACTGAAATACTTTGGCGAGACTGGTAACGCAGTAGTTACTAGCGCAAAGATTTTGTCAACTTTTGAGGGTAAAAAGAACCCGACAGAGGTAAAAAAGATTTACGAGACGGCTAGAGCCTACACAAGTTTGCGAGAGGATACGCTTAGATTTAGCGACCTTTGCATTACCGCATCAAAGAATTGGTTTAAAATTGGTGATTTGCCAGCAATTGTTTTTGTTGAAAAATCCTTGGCATCAACTCCTAATATTATCCGAGTTCCAAGCGGTGCGGTTACACAAGTAAACAGATTGACTGATACTTTAGGCGCTAATACGCTAAGTTTTTCAGGCGGCACAGTTACTGGAACTTATCAGCGTCAATTTGTGGCGGCAAGTGGCTTTACAATTGACTCTGTTTTTATTCTTGTTAGCAGCTTATCGGGAAATCCTCCACCTCCAAGCGCTCAATTAAATGTGGTTGTTAATACAATTTCCAGCACGCAAAAAAATGTGACCATAACCTTTAACGGATACGACTACACAGGCGAGGCAAACGTACAAATGCAGGTGTTTTTGAAAGATGCTAACGGAAACAATTACCAAACGTCTACATTCTTGTTGCAAGTGAATGCAAATGGGTCAATTACCTACACCCAAACCAACATATCGTTTGAAAATCAGGCGCTTTTGGGCGGTTATTCGCCTACTTTAAGAGACTGCTATGCTCGTAATGTATTAAGCGTTTACAATGCTCTCAGCTACCGTTTAGAGGGGTCATTTAGACGCAAAGGAAACACGTTTGGCAATGGCTTTTTGAGTACTGAATTGAATTATACTGGTTACACAAGCGTAAGAATGCAAGTAATTGGTTGGGAGTATGACTTGGCAAGTCGAGTTGCAAGAATTACCTTTGGGCAAGTACCTACTGCATACGTTTATCCAATTTCATAATGGCAAATAGAAGGTTTATAGATTTCCCAATTGCGGCAAGTGTTGGCGACAATGACATAGTTTTAATTTGGCAAGATGGTTTAAACAAACAAACTACCAAATCAACTCTTTTTGCAGGTTCTCCAAGCACTTTAGCCAGCTTGACTGACGTTGACATTTCAGCGCTTACTAATGGTCAGATTTTGCAATATAATTCGACCACAAGCAAATGGGAAAACGTAGACCGAACAGACATTGACTTGGACCAATTAGGAGACGTGACAATTGTTTCGCCTACTAATGGACAAGTTTTGGTTTACAATTCGTCAAGCAGTAAATGGGAAAACTCCAGCGGTGGTTTTGTGCCTTATACTGGAGCAGTTACAACTGTTAACCTTGGCGCTCAATCTATACTTGCTGGCACATTTGTAAAAGCTGGCGGAACGTCTGCACAATTTTTAAAAGCAGACGGCTCAGTAGATTCAAATACTTATTTAACTACTGGAAGTGCTGCGGCAACTTACGTTCCTTACACAGGGGCGACTGCGGATGTAAACTTAGGCACGCACGATTTGACGGCTGAGAGAGGTACATTTGCAAACAACGGCTCAAGCGACACGCTAACTGTAAACCATACAAGCGGAAGCGGAATTGGTGTAAAAGTTACCAAGGGAGGAAACAATGAGGCTTTGCTAGTTACCAAGACTAGCGGGAGCGGTAATGCTATGGCGGTTGTAGGCGGCAGAACTGCGTTGGTAGATTTGTCTTTGTCTTCTGTAAGCAATGCCACAGGAAACTTTTTAACGATTAGCGGTGGTGTAGTTCATCAAAGAACTCCAAGCGAAACTCGTTCTGATGTAGGAGCGCAAGCACAACTTAACGGCACAGGCTTTGTAAAGGCAAGTGGTACAACGATAACCTACGATAACTCGACTTATCAGGTAACCTCTGAGAAAGGACAACCGAACGGCTATGCTTCGCTAGATTCTAACGGCAAGGTTCCGTTGACTCAGATTAACGATGCGTTGATTGGTAATGTGAACTATCAAGGATTGTGGAACGCTGCAACGAATAACCCGACATTGGCTAACCCTCCATCGAGTGGAACTAAGGGGTACTACTACATTGTCAGCACGGCAGGAACATTTGCTTCGATTAGCTTTGAGGTTGGTGATTGGATTATCTCCAACGGAAGTGCTTGGCAGAAAGTAGACAACACGGATGCGGTAAGTAGTGTATTTGGAAGAACAGGTAATGTTACTGCTAGTAATGGGGACTACAACACAAGTCAGGTAACTGAGAATACTAATCTATACTTTACCCAAGCGAGAGTAAGTGCCAATACGGATGTCGCTGCGAATACGGCAGCAAGACACAATGCCGTTACTCTAGGGACTGCAAATGGTCTTAGCTTGTCTACTCAGCAGCTTAGTCTGCAACTAGCTACAAGCGGTCAGAATGGTGCATTATCTTCTACTGATTGGACTACGTTTAACAATAAAGAAAACGCTATAACCGCTGGCACAACTGCTCAGTACTTTAGAGGTGATAAGACCTTTCAGACGCTTAATACCGCGGCAGTTCCTGAATTGACGAATTTATATTACACAGAGGCGAGGGTAAGTGCTAACACAGATGTTGCAGCCAACACCGCTGCTCGTCATGCTGCGGTTACATTAGGAACGGCTAACGGACTTTCTTTGTCTACTCAACAACTTAGCTTAGGTCTAGCAAGCGCAGGAGTAACAGGAGCATTGAGCGGAACGGATTGGACTACATTTAACTCTAAGCAGAATGCACTTACTAATCCTGTAACAGGGACTGGAAATACAAACTACTTAGCAAAATTTACAAGCAACGGAAGCACAATTGGAAATAGTTTAATTTTTGATAATGGCTCAGTTGTAGGAATAGCAGGAACAGATACTGAATCTTATAGACTAGGAATATTTACAGGTAATTTAGGAATTAATATTAAGGCAAGTTACAGTAGCACAACGCCTTTAACAATTTTACGAACAACATTTGCAGGAACACAAGTTTGTGAAACTCAAATCAGGGCTTACAATCCTACGAATGGTGTAGACGCTGATTTAGGGTTTCTTGTTATGAATACCTCATCTGTTTTAAATGAGTTAATTACAATTAAGGGTTCAACTCAAAATGTTGGTATTGGTACAGCAAGCCCTACTGCTGATTCTATTTTACACGTTAGAAGAGCATCTTCAGGGGTAACTGCAAGAACAGACTTAGGCGGTACAATTATAACTGAAGGAGCATCTCGTGCTGGCTTGTATATTTTAACTGAAGGGACAAATGTTGACAACTTTGGTTCAATTTGGTGGGGTAATGGGCATACAAATACTGATGCTTACATAACAGTAAATAATAACACAAGGGCAATGCAGTTTGGAACTGCTGATAGTTTAAGGCTGACAATTTCTGGAACAGGAACTGCAATTTTTACTAACACAGTAACGGCTACTCAGTTTATCCGTAGCGGAGGAACATCTTCACAATTTCTAAAAGCAGACGGCTCTGTTGATTCTAACGCATATTACCTAGCATCTAACCCTAGTGCTTTTATAGCATTGACTGCATTAAGCGGAACGGCTCCAATTCAGTACAACAATACAACAGGTGCTATAAGCATTACTCAAGCAAGTGGGTCTACCAATGGATTCCTGTCTAGCACAGATTGGACAACCTTTAACAATAAACAAGCTGCTTTAAATGGAACTGGCTTTGTTAAGATTATCGGTACGACAATAAGCTATGATAATTCTACTTACCTAACAACCGCTGCTGCTGCTAGTACTTATGTTCCATATACTGGAGCAACATCAGGAGTTGATATAGGAACTTACACATTATCTGCTAGTAATTTAATTGCCAACGGAGGCTTTAATGCAGGAGCCTTGCTTTTAAAGCAATCAAGTAATGCTCAGACAATTTTCTTAGGTTATACTGCAATAACTCCTGTTGGAAATAATACTTTAAATTTTGGATTTAGTACGGGTTCAGGAGTATGGAAAAATTTTACATTAAGTTCTTTCCTATTAACTGACAACATAAATAGAACTTATACTCTACCCGATGCAAGCGGTACTATTGCTCTTGTTGGTGGTTCAGGAGTAGGTACAGTAACTAGCGTTGCAGCTTTAACTTTAGGAACATCAGGAACTGACTTATCTAGTAGCGTTGCCAATAGCACAACAACTCCTGTTATTACCTTGAATGTCCCTACTGCATCTGCTGCTAACCGAGGTGCATTAAGTGCTGCTGATTGGACAACTTTTAACAACAAGCAGAACGCTTTGACTAACCCTGTGACAGGGACAGGGACAACTAACTACTTGCCTAAGTTTACAGGAGCAAGTACGATTGGGAATAGTGGGATTTTTGACAATGCTGGAAATATTT